ATACAAACATATTGCTAATAACTTCGTTTGTTAGCGTTTTTAGTTTCTCAAATTCTATATCTTCTGCTTTTGCGATCTGCTGTATTTCTTTGATTTGCTGCACTACCGACGGATAATGATTTATGATTATTCCTTGCATGTAATCACGCCCCTAACCGGTACGGCGTTTGGATCTAATAGCAGGTTTTCGGCTATTCCGTTAAGTTCTGTGTTTTGCACGTCTATTACGCCTTCTACGCTTGCTATCGCCGCATTTATTTTCAGTATTCTAACCGTTAGATAATCTTCGCTCTCCCAAGTTTTCGTTAACTCTAAATAATAATCGTCTAACTTCGTTTGTATCATCGGTAATAAATCTTCCCACACGTAACCGGTATCTAGCATTACGTTTGCTGCTATGTCGATCGTCGTTGCTGTGCATGGGTAAATGTCAACTATATGATATATTGTAGCCTTTCCCTCGCCCTCTCCTTGCTTTCCTATCGGATCTATGATTTCTTGTACGTCCGATACTAGCGTTTCGTTAGGCGTGCTGTATGCACTATCTAAGAAGTATATTTTAATTCTGTTTTCGTCTTTGGTTACTCTATATACCTTGCAGGCTCCCACGCCTTCTATGTCGTGCATTATGCTTTTATATTGCGCTCTGTTTCCTCCGAACGCTTGCGCTGCTCCCACTATTGACAAGTATCTTGCCCTATACACTTCTGTTTCTTCGTCGTCCCTTGCAGGCGTTAATAGTTCTGTTAATTCGCCTGTTTCATATCCTGCGATAAACTCAATCGGTGTTAAATCGCCTTTTTTCGTATTGCCTATAATGCCTGCCTGTTCGCACATTAACCTATAGGCTTGATCCTCTGTTTCCTCTGTGCATATATATGTCAATTCACCTGCAGAAAACCTAGCGCCTATTTCTATTTCTACGTTAAATTGCGCTTTCCATATTGCATTAGTTTTTTCGAGTGGCAGGATCCCTCTTTCTTTCCCTCTTAAAATTAAATGCTCTCTGTCTGCGGTTTCCGCATATCCGTTTTTGTCAATTAAGCCTAAATTGATGTAGGCTTGTTCAAATTCTGTCGCCGCTCCTGCGAACGAGTGATTTATTAGCGTGCCCTCTTCTTTGCTTATATCGCTGTCAACGGTATCTAATAGATCTTTCATTATGTTATTTTGTGTTTTGTCCTCAAACATCGCCGTACCTCCTTTAGATCTTAATACTATTCATTTTTATATCTCCGTAAATCGTGTTCGCCGTAAAACTTATCTGCAGCTTTTCATTTTCCACCTTTAAAGAAAAGTCCGACACGCTTTTTATATTTTCATTAATCAATAGGCAATCTTCCGTCATGCGTTTAGCCTCTGTTTCTAAATACTCTTCGGTGTAACCCTTGCCTATCAATCCCTCAAACTCGTTGCCGTAATCCCATGAATAAATATGATACCTGTATCTCGCCGTTTGTAGCGTTAGCCAAATCCATATTTTAATAGCCTCTAACCCTTCAACTATCTTTCCTGTTAATTGCCCTGTTTCTAAATCTATTTCGTATTCTTTTGGCGCTTTCGCATTTTCCGCCGCCGTTCCTGCGCTTTCCTCTATGTACGTAGGGAATAAATTCATCGTTTACACCAACCTTTCTAGGATAATATATAGTTCGTCGCTTACCCTGTATACCGCTACTTTGTCGCCCTTTTTTAGCGCTCCTACGAACGTGCTATTATCCTTTTTTGATGGCGTGTATTCGTCAACCGCATAATGATAGCCTGTCTTTAAGTGCTCGGCTATCAATAAATCACTTCCGCTTAATTTTAATTTGCCTATGGCGCATACCGTTTCGCTTTCCATAATTCCTATTTGGATCGGCGGCGTGTTGTCTTTTCCGCCTTCTTTTCTCATTACCTTTAATATTTCTTCGTAAGGGTTCATTGATAGCCTCCTTCCTTAATTTTCTGTGTATTCTTTGCTATCCATTACGTTTTTAAAGTTGAGTTCTAAACTCATAATGTGCGTGCCGTTTTCCCATGTATGGCTATCGTTTTCTATCCAAAATAAGCCGTTCAACCCTGTTGCTTTGTCGTATACTTCTACGCCGTTTCCTGCAATACAATTTATTTTTCCGTTTATTCCGTCTAAAGTTACTTTCTTTTCAACGCCCACTAATAGATTGTTGGCTGCTGCAGTTTCATTTACGCCGCTTTCTTTCTTGTATATCTGTTGATATATTCCGTAATTTGCTATCCAGTCGGCATTTTTTACCTCGCCTATCTGTTTTCCTGCGTCGTCGAAAATCTTAACTACGTTCACCATGTTTTCTATTGTTTCTTGATAGGCAGCATTTGTTATATTGTAACCCTCTGCTAAAATAAAGTTTTCCACCTTCGAACCCTTTACCTCTACCGATAATTCAGATCCGTTCATTCTGCATATATATAATTTCCCCGTTTGCCTTGACGCTTTTGTATACGCCATCATTATTATGTCGTAAATCGTGCTGCCGTCTATAATCATTTTTTTAATTGTCGCCTTGCTTTCTGCTATGGATCCTGTTTTTATTTTGAAGTCTGCACACACTTTTTTCGTGATTTCTTCCGGTGTTGTGTTCTGAAAATTGTATACCGCTGTACTTCTAAGCAGGTGCGCTAATAGATCTGTGCAACTGTAAATTATAGTGCCTGTTTCGCTCTTTTTTTCTTTTGTCTGCACTTCTCCGTAAAATATTGTACTTCCGTTTTCTATCAGCTTTATAACGTCGCCTGCAGCTATGTTTAATTTTAATTTTTCTATCGCTTCGTCGTCCGGCGCATTTGCTATCGAAACTTCCGCCGTCCTAGCCGCTTGCGTTGTTGATCCTGCCCACGCTACCGACGCTACAACCTCTGTTATATCTATAGATTGCACCACGCCGTTTTTTATCTTTAACCATTTTACGATCATACGGTAATCACCAACTTTTGCCCTGCGTATATTTTATTCGGGTTTCCGCCTATTGAATTTTTATTTTGATTGTATATAGCTTGCCAATTGGCGCTATTCCCTGTTGTTTTCTTCGCTATTTTGCACAACGTATCACCCTTTACAACTGTGTACATTGCGCTTTCTACTGCCTTTGCCGCTCTGCTTGTTGCTGCAGGTGTAATTTTTTTTGCTACCGTTTCTCTTTTGTTGTCCGTCGTAACCTTTACTTTTCTGTACTCTTTAAATTCTATCGTGAAATTAATATCTTTCGTTCCGTCGTTTTCACCCCATGCGAAACTCTCTATTGTGCATTCCATGTTTACCGGCGTTCCTGTCATTGTTAGCCTCAATACGCCTTTGTTTTTCATTTCTTCAATGATTTTTACGCTCTCCATTGGCGTTGGAAAATCTGAATACTGGCAAAAATAATAATTTTGTTTTGGAAAAAATGAAGCAAGAGAAACCGTTTTAAGATTTCTCTTGCCTAGTAAATTGATTTCCCCTAGCGCATTTATATTGACCGGCGTGTTGTTGCTTGTACTCGACAATTCATATTCTGCCGGTATAACCGCAAATCTAAAGCTATTTTCGTTTTGTTTTAACCATATTTCCAATTATACCGCCTCCTTTAGCTGTTCCTGTATTTAATGCAACTTTCTTTAATTTCAGCGCTAGCGCCTCTGCAATGCGATCTATATCCTCGTCGCTGCGCACTTCTATTTTGTCCGCTAACTTTTGGATCGTGATTGTTATTGCTCCTGCAGCTGTCGCCGCACCTTCTTTTCTTGCCATAGCAATTGATTTGTCATGAGGGTATACTCTCGAACCTCTAGGCAGATCTACTATTTCTCCGCCTCTGTCGTGGATTACCGCCGTTCCGCCTTGCCAATTGCTCGTTCCTTTGTAAAGCATCGGTATTGTTGGAATGTTTAGATCAAACCCTTTGCCGCCAATCATCGGCACCCAATCCGGAATTTTTATATCCAGTTTGTTGATACCGCTTATAGCGCCGTTGATTATTCCGATCACTGCATTTATTGGCGCTTTTGCCAATGCTGCGAAACTGTCGAATATTCCTTTAAAGATCGTTCTTATTCCTTCCCATGCTTTAGACC